GGGCAAATCATACCAAAGTTCCCGCATACGCAGGAGCGTGTCATCGGGCAGCGCCGAAAGGTCAAGGTCGGGGTCCGTGACGATGTAGTCGGGATATCCCATGTCAAACAACTGCTGCGGGATTTGTGCCTGCCATGCTACGAGGTGACCGAAGTTGCCACCCGTGCGGATTACTGCGACCTCGTTGGCTTCCAATTTCAACTGCTCGTACCATTCCAGCGTGGGGCCGTAGGTAGAATCGTTGTCCACGATTAGGATGGGTCCAACCCCAGGCATCCGCATCAGTTTCTTGACCATCGCTTTCGGCCAAGTGTAGAGGTTGAAGTTGGTAATGATGACGGGGATTTTGGCCATGGCTAAAATGTGATGACGAACTTATCGGGACCTGGCCATCCCTTGCAGGAGTTATAGACGGTCATGCCTTCACGCTTGCCTATCCAATGCTCGGCCTGCCAGCGATGTTCCCTTACGGGTTCGCCGAGTTCCCGAATGTGGGACGACTTGGCCCACCAAAAAGTCCCCGCAAAGTACGGGTAGCCGTCGGGGTTGTTGTGGTCAGCAATTTGGGGGAACTCTTCCTTGGTAAGCCAATAGGCTCCCACGCAGTCCACATTAGCGAGTTCTGCAATGGCCCGCTCCCATGCGACGATGTTAAAGAACACCATGGACCTGCACCAAAGTTGGTTTATCAAACTGGGGTCGGAACTGCCCTTGGTATGAGCGTACAGGTAGGCGGCATCCTCGGTTTGGCTTGCCTTGTACATCTCGGTGAGGGTTGCCTGCTCCCATGCGTTGGTTCGGGTGACCACGACCTTAATCTTCGCCGCCACGAGTGAGTTGTCCAAGATTTCTTTCACGACCTTCCGCTGGTCGGGAGGGCCGACGATGCCGACACGGATTTCGTCCAACTGTTCAATCAGCCCGTAATTGCAAAGGGCCATCATGTGCTGGTGCATGATGAGTTGCCATTGGCCGCCTCCGCCGCAATAGATGTGGTAGTAGTGGATGAGTTTCATAGTATGGAAGCGATTGCAAAAATCAAGACCAATAAGAGGAAGAATCTGCCAAAAATCAAAAGCAAATCAATGATGGATTCAAGGTTCATGGTGGTAAAGTTACACCACCAAGTACTTCCCTGAGTTGCTGACGGCCAATTTGTTGAGGGCCACATATCGCAGGGCATCGCAGGCGTGGTTGTAGGAATCAATCGGAACCCCCGTGTCCTTCCCGTCCTTGTCGGTCGCCCAAGTGTAACTGCGGAGTTCTTTGATGAGGTTCACGGAATCTTTCGTGACATGAAGGTTGAACCGCTTCACGATGTCAATTCCCTGCCTTACCGAATCGGGTCCCTTGGATGCTGGCTTGATGTTGAATCCGAGGCGGTAGATTTCCTCAATGGACTTCGGTTCTGCTGAATCGGCCACAATTTCCCACGCCCTTGTAATCCCGAACTCTTTCAAGCGGGTGGCGATATCCGAGTTGGTCAGCCCCCGATGGTATAGCAACTCGTGAATAAACAAGTCATCCCCCCTGCGGTACACGGCGACCAAGGCGGTTGGGTCCGTGCTGAACCCCCAGTCAAGCCCGTAGGCGACGAATTTCATCGTGCTTGGGTCTATACCCTCAACAACCGTATAGTCCCCGTATATCGCCCCTTGGAGCGTCCCGACTTGGCCCAACCCGTACACCTTCCACCAGTTCGCCCAGTAGGCGGAGGTTTCCGCTTTGTCTCGGTTTCGTTCTATATCGTATCGTATCGTATCAGGAAGGGCCTCGTTGTCTTGGTAGGTCAGGATGAGGAACTCCGCATCGGTTTCGGGCAAGACCTCCGTGTGCGCCCAAAATTCGTGGGTTGGGTTGAAGTCAATGTAGATTTCTTGGCTGGTCCTAATGGCCAACTGGTAGTACGAGTCAAAGTCAATATTATTGGCCTCGTTGATGTAGAGAACCTGCCTCCTTGCCCCTCGGAGCCGTGCTTCCGAATCAGCGGAGAAGAACTCAATCGTGGACCCGTTGGCGAAGTTGTACTGCAGGAGGGTCTTGTTCCAGCGGTCGGGAACCCAGCGATGGGTCCATTGCATAATCTTGGCAAAGTCCTTGATGGCTCCCCTCCGCAGGTGAGGCACGGATTCGGACACGACCGATATTTCCGACTTAGGAAACCGAGCGGCGTGGTCAATCAGTACCGCAAGGATGCCGAAGGTCTTGGACGCACTTGTCCCGCCTTGGATGACCTTCTTCCGAGCGGTCATCGCCCGAATTTTCTTGATAGCGGTGGTGTACTTAAAGTCCATCCCCGAAGAGGGGTTGCTCAATCGTGATACTCGTTTCCTGCTTTTCCACCAAGCCGTTCAATCGCTGGGTGATGGAGGGGTTGTAGATGCCCGCCATACCTCCCTTGATTTGGTCGGCTCGGATGGCTTCCTTTATGCGCTGGCAGATTGCGGTAAATTCTTCGTATGCTCCCCCTTTGTTGTTAAAATAGTCCCTCCCCCCATCAGCAATACCCTTGTCCCAAAGGTGCAATTTAAACCCCTCCATGGTCAATGGGGCTTCTTTTTCCCGAAAGACCTCCACGGCTTTGGGGCCAATCCAATCTTTTACAAGGATGGGTTGCTTCTTTGTATTGACGCAATACTCGCTGAAATCTTCCCAAAGTTCTTGGGGGTTCGCAAATACCCGTGGCCTTCCTGCTCCCATCAGTATTCTATTTTGTCAATGAGTTCGTCAATCTTGTCCACAATTTTCATCTTCACCGCAAAAGCGTTGGGCGAGTTGGAATCTTCCACCGCACCAATGCAGTCGCAGAGGGTCGTGATGACCATCATCAGCGAATCCATGCGGGCTTGGACTTGGGCCTCTTCGTTGGGGGCTTTAGTTGAGTTCGCCAAGTTCCCGTAGTTTATTTCGTGACCATCCAAGGGCCGCTTTGCCACCCCATAGCAGGTAACTGATGTAGCCACAGTCGCTGGAACTGTCTGCGTTGTCGTAGTAGGTTTCAGCACGACTAAGGTAAGAGTGCATCCGTTTAACGGTTTCAAGGGAAATCCCCTCACCGTTGGCGAGTTGCTGAGCCCTGACCTTGCCCGTTTGTGTTGCGCATTTGTTGCCGTTCCTTTCGTTGAGTTCAATCCCCCGCTTGGCGTTATTGCGCACGCCTTCGCCATAGTCGGCATAGGATTCAAACTGGTCACGGGTTGGGGTTATTGATGGCATGGCTGACTTGGTGCTGGTTGGCTTCGGCGAATTGGTCCGCTTGTGAGTAAATGTATTGGAGGGCCGATTTTACGCAGTCCGCACACCACCAATTTGTATTCGGTCGTCCGTGGGCGACGAGGATGGTCTGCAAGTCGTGGACCGCTTCGGGGCTTAACCGCATGAACAGGGCGGCTTGATACTGGTCCCAATAGTGGCGGTGTTTGGTTGCCAGCAGGTACTCGTCTTGGGTCATCGGTTCGTCAGTTGCAGGATGACAACGGTCAACCCCGCAGAGGCGAGGCCGTACACGGGAGCGAGAACCCAACCGCAGGTGGACCAGGTGAGCAGGACCGCAACCCAAAAGGTCAGGCAGGTGACACAGGAGAACGGCTTGTGCCTTGCGAACCAGGTCTTGTACCAAACCTGCGGGAGGACATGGTACTCCGCAATGGCGAGGGCCGTGAGCGAACTAATCAGCAGGGGAAAAATCAGCGTGTCCATGGGATTGAATGGCGGCCTTGATTTTGGCCTTGGCTTGGTCGATTGAATAGATTATTGAGCGGTACGGGATGCCCGTGTCCCGTGAAAGTTTCTTCATGTTCCCCGTGCGGAGGTGCAGGCGCAGTAACTCCTTGTCATAGGGGAACGCCCCGTCCTTGGCCCAAGTGTCCATCTCGGCTTCGGCAATGGCCCACAGGTCGTCCATGAGGGAATCGTACTCCGCTTGGGGAATAGGGGAATCTGGGTCCAGTTCTTCCAGCAAATCGTGATGGCGGTACTTTTGGGCAAACTGGTTGTTCTTGCCTCGGTAGAGGTTCAGCAGGAGGCGAACCACATAGAACTTGAAATACCCCTGCCCGTGAATTTGCAGAATCTTGGCGGGGTCTTTTTCCAATAGGATTAACACGCACTCCTGCTCCAAGTCCCTCCAAAGCGGGTCGCCTCCCGTGATGGTCAGGCACGCCTTTCGGATTTCACCCGTGCGGTAGAGGTCGAGGATTACGGTTTCTGCGGATGCCATGCACAAAGATTGCAAAAAAAAGGGGGATGCAGTTAAGCACCCCCCAATGGTA